TCAAAGATTTAATACAGATTATTACATTAAAACATAACAAAATATCAGAACAATCTATACTCCAATATGTCGAATCAAATCGTATTTCGTTTCAAAGAAATTCCCAGAGAACAAAGTAAAATTTATAAGTATTGTGCTGCTCAAAAAAATTCAGAAATTTGTGGATTTCCTATTTTGAAAACCAATAATTTAGGAACATCAACAAATGACTCGAGAATATCTAACAGAATGCGTTATTCTCAAATTGTAAAGAATGCATCACCTATGATTTCATCCAGTTCATCTGCTATTGTTCAACCAAATTTGCCAGTATTTAGGATGAATTATTAGATAAATATATTTTTTCTATATAATGTATATATCAATTAGATGACCAAGAGATACACTAAATCTTCTGACGGATGCTACCATATTAATGGTAAGAAATACAAGATGCTTACTGGTTCTCGTGAACAAGTAATGAATGGTACTGCATACAAGAGACCTGGAAAGGACAAAAATGGTAAAGAACTTACCAAGAAGTGTTTTGTCAAGAACAAGTGGGGACGTATTGTCAGTTTGAAGAAGCACAAGACCGCCAAGAAGGAAAAGCGTTTGGAAAAGCACGGATACTTTGCCAAGAAGGGTAAATTCGGTTATGTCAAGAAAGGAGGTAAGTCCAGAAGAAAGTCTATGAAGAAGGGTGGAGACGCTGAGGACCCAACAACTAAGCCTCCTCTTAGTATCATGGGTGGAGAAGATGCACACCAAGAGGTTGCTGATGCTGTAAACAAGCTATAAATTAATTAAAAATACATAATAATAAATATTAACATATATTTATTATTTAGGAAACTTAAGCGTTTAGTAATGTATCCATTCTAATGAAATCATATTATTATTCACAATATATTGTGTAAGATTTTCATAAACATATTTTTCAAAATAATTTTTACTAACAATCATTTTTTGAGAAGTATATTGGATTTTACAATATTTCTGATAAATTTCATAAATTGAAATGGTAGTTTGAGAATAAATTTCTGGAGAACTTGATTGTTTAGACATCATTAATTCTCTGATATTTTCCAAACAAATCTGTATATCCAAATTTTTATCCCAAAGTTTACAACGTATTTTATTTATGAATTTTTCACTTTCAGTTTCAACATCTGGAAAATAATATTGTAAAATATCAAACACTTGCTTTTCATTTATTTGAATTGATTGATCATTTAGCCATTTTTTATAAATAAGCATAACTTCTTCAATTTCAAGATCTGTTTCAAATTCATCATGTTCCATATTTTCATTCCAAAATGTAATAAATTTTTGAATCTTTGGTAACCATTTACTGGAAATATTTTTAAAAGAATCATTTATTTCATCATAGTTATCGTGTAACCGTTCAATTATTTTACTTTTGAGTACTTGTTGAAAAATTACAGATGGTATTTTTAAATGATTTAGGAAATGACGCCATAAATATAATATATTTTTCCATAAAATTTGTTGACCATTATTTTCATCTATAGAATTATTTATTTGAATATATTGATTTAGAAACTTAGAAATCAAATCATCAGGAGATGTATTTTTCAAAAACAATATTTCGTTTTTGAGAACATCATTATTCATCCTTTCTAAATAATCATCAGAAGAATCATAACGTGTAGAATAATGCGAAGCTACACATAATATATTTAAAGATTGTTCTAATCCTTGATTTTGAAAATTAGTACTTATTTCATTACAATTCAATACTCTACATAAACTATAATCGTGTTCATGATATTTATATTTTATTGTTTGAGAACACTGTCCAGAAACATATATGTGAATATAATTATTTAATTCTCTAATAAATGACTTTAATTTTGGATCTACAAAATGTATTAAATTTAAATGCTTCTTTTGAATATTATCACCCAAAATTGTCAAAAAATACTTTGCTTCATTCTTTGTTTGAAAAACAGTTGGATAAAATAAATCAATCACTTGTTGAATAGTATCAGAATTAGGAATGGTTTTCAAAATATTGTTTTCTTTGATACGCTTCATTATAGTAACTTTTGTACGTTGTTTCCAAGCAGAAATAGTACCTGATTCTGTAATAGTTCTTAAAATATGATGTATTATATCATCTTCAATAATTAATAAATAATTTTTTTGATCATAATAAAAAAACTTTTCTGTGTTTACACAATAATAATAATTTTTGAAACGGTTAAAAAAATTTTCTATAAAAATTTCTTGGTTACTTATTAATTCTTGATTTCTAATATTTCTTTGTATATGATTATTGTGAAATGATTCCATTATTGTTGGCAATTGAACTTTAATGTATTGAGACATTCTTTGAATCATATACGGTTCTTCTCTATATTTTTCATATAATTCTCGAACAGCGTGTATCGATTCATTGATATCAGTAGATTCCATTATAGAATACTGTACTCTAATATTTATATTGTTTGAAATTTTATAATAATATAACACAACTTATATTTAGAAAAATAATATTTATAATTATTATGTATATAGTAAATAATTAATATGAGTGATACACAAAAACCCGTTAATGCAAAACAGGTTGATACTGCTAATACAAAACCGATTGATGCAAAACCGGTTGATACTGCTAATACAAAACCTGTTGATGCAAAACCGGTTGATACTGCTAATACAAAACCTGTAAAAGCAGAACCAAATGATGAAATTGTAAAACCTTCTGATACTAGTGTACAAAAGATTATTCCCACTCCATATAAACCACCCATGTCTTGGTATGGTGTTCATGATACATTTTATAGACCTTTCACATTTCATGACGGAAGAATAGATGGAAGTGTATGGATTCAAGGTAATGGTATGGCAATTACTACAGAAATAGAGGATGTTCCAGATGATGAAAATAATGCTAAAATAAAATTGGATATGATTCCATACGATACTGAAGTTAAACAAAAATTTGGTTATGAACTAGAAGATTTAAAACATAAATTTGTATGGAAAAAAATAGAAATAACAGATAAAGATGATAAAAAAGGTGTATATTATTTAATTTATAAAAATTATTATCCAGATTTAAAAGTTACTGAAAAGGAAAGTATTACATATGATACAACAGAATTATATAGAAAAAAAGAAAATGATAAAAAAAAAGAAGCAAGGAAACAACGTCGAGAAAATAATACAACAAATGAATCTTCTGCTTCACCTGTGGATGAAAAAAAGGTTGGTGGAAAAGATGATTCAAAAAAAACAGTTACTGGATTTTTAAGTAATATGTTTCAATCTAGTAAACCAAAATCTAAAGATAGTATTGAAGCTGTTTTACAAAGAATTTCTACCGATTTAAGCACTGTAACCGATATGGTGAAAAAGGCTAAAGCTAAAGGTGCATTTCCTGACGAAAAACCTAAAGAAGAACCTAAGGATGAAGTAGAGATAGATCCAAATACATTTGTTTTATGGGCAGTTTCTTTTAAAGATACTGATGCTGATTTTATTGAAGTTTATGATTTTGTTGTCCACAGTATTAAAAATAAAAAAGATAATTATACATTTATGGATAGTGAAGAATATGGTGTTAAAATGAATGAAAATTTACTACAATTAAATGAAGAACCAAAACATGAAGATATTTATGTATATAGAAAACGTGAAATATGGACTAAAGCAATTTTTGATAAAACATTAACTTGGGATGCTATTGGAACATATATGAAAATTTTAAAGATTTTGTTTGGTATAAAATTAAATTATATGAAAGTGGTTAAAAAAGATGCGAATGGTAATCCTTTATCGGTTGAAGAAGATGGAACTCCATATATATTTGTTATAACTACAGATACAAATGAAGGAACAGCTGCTAGAAAAAATATGATTGAAGATTCAGGATGGGGATCAACTGCAAAAGAAGGTGTTGAAATTGGAAAAAGTTTCGGAATAAAAGGTATCGGTGCTACTGAAGCTCAAACTTTAGATATTGAAAAAAATAAATTACATGAATTAATTGACCCAGATGCAGATGAAAATGGAGCAAGCGACGATGAAGATGAAAAAATAACAACCAAATATGGTGGTAAAGGAAAAACTCGTAGAAAGCATTTAAAATCTAAAACTAAAACATTCAAGAAAACCCCAAAAAATTGATCTAATTATATATTTTTATACAACATACATAATTAAATAAAGTAAACATGTTAACAAAGGAAATACCTTCAGGATGGTTAAGTACAAACGATTTACGTAATATTAACAAAGATAAATTAATAAGTAACCCTAATATGAAACCGATGAAAAATCCTATACATCGGCATTTTACTGATGAAATAAAAGACGTGTTTGAAAGATTCGGGTTTGCGTTGAAAGATTATTATGGAAAAGGTGGTCATAATAATATTTATAGGAATAAGCAATTTGTTTTCCGAATAACAAAATTGTATTTAAATCTAGAAGATGAAAGTAAATTTGATGAAGATAAACATCTAAATATTCAGGAAAAATATGAAGATGAAAAAATATTTTTGAAATTTTTAAGAAAAAAGCTTTGTCCAAATATTTACTTTTTAGGAAATGTTAAGATCATGAATACTATACATAGATATATGATAATGGAAAATTATGAATACACACTCAAAACATTTATTGAAAAAAAAATATATATGAAAATACTACAAACATCAGAATATTACAAAACTCAAGAAAGTATATTTGATGATATACGTGATCAAATTCAAAAAATATTAGGTAAAATAACGTCGATGAATTATGTGTATTACGATTTTACAAGTAAAAATATTGTGTTGCGTGAAAATGAAGATGGACACTTAGAAGTTAAGTTTATTGATTGTGATTCTGATTTATGTAGAAATCAAGAATGGATATTACATGAAGATGAAACACAAATAAAAGTAATTATATTAATGTATTTAATAATATTGGATTCTTTCCTTATGATATATTCAAAAGTAAGAATTTATGAAAATGAAATAACACAACTCACAAATGACAAAAATATTGTTGAAGAAGCTAAAAGTTTATTATTAGATTACGATAATAACATGTTTAGTTTTATTATAATGCATTACTTTAATAAAGAAATTGGTATTACTCCAACAGAAGTTGAAGATTTTGATAGTTTGAACGAAAACCGTAAAGAAATACTTGTTCGGTTCAGTTATCAAAAAATATTAAATTTATTATTATTGTCTGGAGTTGTTGGTACTGCTCGAAGTTATTAAATCTCTAATGGTTGATATTTATTTCTAACAAAATCAAAAATAGTCAAAATAATTTGATTAATGTTATATTGTAAATCATTATGAAATAGATGAAAGTGTGTATATCTATGATATTTATTGAAAGCACAAACTAGACTTTTCATAACTATATCATATTTTTTTCTATATGTATCATCAAATTCATATATTTGTCTTAAAATATCATCTGGTAATTTATAAAACATTATTTTTTAATATATTATAAAAAATAATTTATTTTTATAGAATTAATGCAATACCTAACAAAGATACTATTACACCCAAAAATTGTTTCATAGTAATCATTTCTTTAAAATATATATAACCTAATAAAAGAGTAAGAATAACTTGAGTAGACGTTCTAACTGTATTAAGTATTCCTAAATTAGCCTTACAATAAATAGAATAAATCAAAAATATTGTTCCAACTGCAAATAAAAAGACTGCCATAAATACTGTTGTAAATGTATTTAAAGTAACTTCAAGTGAAACTGTTTCATAGTGTGTGAAATATAAATATAAGAAAATACCAAATATTCCATTTATTAAATAATAATAAACAATAAGACTGCGATAATCTACACTTAATAGATTACAACTTCTAATATATACTTGACCAAGTGAATAAAATAAGGATACAGCTAAAATAGGTAATAACCAATCATTCATTTATATCATAATTACATAAAAAATTGATTATCTTTTTTAAGTTAATATAATATAGTATAAAGATGGATTCAAATAATAATCGTAAAGGAAAAGAAAAGAATTTAAAAAAAGATAAAACTAAATATGATACATATAATCAAAAACGTGTAAGACAATATGAATCTCTTATGAATTCAAAACATAAACCTGATGGAGAAAAAAAGAAATAATTTACTTTGAAGTCTTAGTAAGTTTCTTAGTTTTAGGTTCTTTAGGTTCTTTAGGTGTCTTAGGTTCTTTAGGTTTCTTAGGTTCTTTAGGTTTCTTAAGTTCTTTAGGTTTCTTAGGTTCTTTAGGTGTCTTAGGTTCTTTAGGTTCTTTAGGTTTCTTAGGAGATGTTTTTTTTACAGTTTTGTTTAAATATTTATTTCTAAATTTTTGAACACATTTAATACGGGCTTTTAGTTTTTGTGTACTTATTTTATTAGATTTAGGTGGCATAGTATATCATATGTATATACAATAATGTTTATCAAATATATAGTATATGAATAATTTCGAAGAAAGAATACGAAGTATATATAATGAAACAAAAAAGATAAAATTAACAACTACAAATAATGAAAAACACATAAAAATTTTATTTAAAAAAATGGTAAGTTTGACAGAAGATATTATAGACACTTTACCCGTTATAGAAAAATCAAAATTGAATAAAAGTTTAGATGAAACGCTTGATAAATGTAAAATAAAATCAAAACAAAAAAAAGAATTGAAAACTACTACAAATAAAATTATACATCATTTTTTAAAAAGAAAAAAAAAACTAGGTGGAAATGATGACGTATGTCCAATTTGTTTGGAAGGGTTTGAAGAGGATCCATTTTCTCTTTCATGTCCATATTGTAAGAATAAAATTCATAAAAGTTGTTTAACAACATGGTTAGAAGGTAAAAATACTTGTCCAATGTGTAGAACCCCAATAGAAATTTCTTCAAATAAATTAATAATAACACCAATATGGAGGTTAAGGTTACGTAATTATATTAACAACGCTAGAGATACTTATGATGATATTTTAGATAGTAGAATTACAGAACTATTAATAACATCTTTTCTTCTTTTTGTAAATATTTATCTTCAAAATTTACCACGTAATAATGAGTTTTTATATTTCGTTTTTGGTACTTTTGGTAATATGTTATTTTTTTTTTACGGTAATTATGAAGGAGGTAATGGACCTGCTTTTTATCTTTTTAGATTTCAATCATTTATGTATCTTGTGTCTATTAGTTTAATTATTTTTTTAGGTAATGAAAGATTAAATAATGTTATGAATCAAGGATTAAATAATCTTATGAGAGAGATTTCAGAAAGTTTCTTTGATTTAAATGAAGAAGTTTTTAGTTCTCCCTTAGAAGTTAATAATAATGATATGTTATTGAATGAAAATATTCAAATGAACGATCCAAATAATAATCCGCTGAACGATCCAAGTAATGATCCACCAACAATTCGTGAAATTCGTCGACAATTCAGACAAGAAATCAACTCAACAGAATATCCGCATCCGCGTGTAAGAGGAGAATTCGGTGGTAAAAGTACAAAACGAAAAAGTTATAAAAAACGAAAAAATCGTAATAAAATACGAAAGTCCAAAAAAATAAAATCTCGTAGAAGATCTTTATCATCAAGACATTAATTCTATATGTTTTATATTAAAATATATAGACTTTTCAAATATTTACTTTTTGTTCATAAAACATCAAATATTATTTATATAGCGTTGTCAATATCTCTAAATATTACAAACAAAAACACAAATCCAATTTTCTTTGCCAGTTTTTTAATTTGCTTAAATTTGGACATTTTCATATATTTTTCCGTTTTATCAATATTATTAAAATATTGAATTTGACTAAATATAAACGTACTAAAGATTGTAAAATATAGACAACAACTTAAATAATTTGCATCATTTAACTGAAAGAACATTCTTTCTATATTGATTTCACTTCTCATATCATCAATAATTGAAGAAACAATAGCTTTCGACGAAATTAAATTTTCAAGTTTACTAATTTTAAATATTTCTCCTTTTAATTCTGTTGGAAGTTTATTTAAAAATCCTTCAACAGTTATCAAACAAATTAGTAAATATAAAATACTTTTCATCTTGATTTATATGTGTTAAATAAAACATATAATTTTCATCAATTTTTTAAAACCAAAGGTACTACGTTAAATAGAAACAACACATTCATGTGGGTTTCCAATATGTTCATATTCTAAATCATCTAAAGATTTAATTGTGGTTTTTGGTGGTTGTGGTTCAACAGCAATTTTCATATATTTCACAAGTATATTATTGGTTTCAAATACTTGTTTTTTAGATAGTTCAGCAAACCACTGATATTTATGTCTTTTCAAAATTTCATCTTGATCAATAAAAATACCATATAGTTCATTCGAAAGTAGTATATTATTATCTTCAAATAGTTCTTCAATTGATATAGGTTTATTTTTTGTATTTTTGATGCCAATAAATTTTCCATCCAACATGTTAAAATTATTTTTATTAATATTACTCATAAAGAATTCACTATTATAGCCTTTGAAGCTGGGTTCTTCCGTAAAATGTGGTAATTTTGTATTATTTTTCAAGTATCCAATATAAGATTCGATTTGAGGATCATTTTTCATAGCTCCCATGAAATATTCATCAGGTATAAATGACATTTTGCGTGGAGATATTTCTTGATTTGAAGTACGATTAATAGTTTCTAATACAAAAGGTTTATTTCCATATATTCCACTTTTAAATAATGGGAAAATATTTTTCAAACATAAGAATGAATTAGGTACTATAAATCCACCGTAATAATAAATAAGTTGTCCCATAGCTAATTTCCTGTATTGATCTCTAAATGGTTGTGCAACATTAGATAATTGAATATCCCATGATGGTAATAATTTTGAAAAACTTTCATCTGAGATCAAACATATATGAAAATCATCACTACAGTGTTGAATGATAGATTGAATACAAATATGAATATACTCTTGATTTAAATCATATGTATTTTTGGAATAAAAGTCAAGCCATTTACGTGCATTAATTTCATATTTTGTATGTATCCATAATTTAGGTTTATTGTATCCGTATAAAGGTGAATCATTCAATAAATAATTTTTAATCATATTATATTCGTCTTTTTCTTTTGTATCAAATTTATTTTTGACGGTTGTACCAATATAACCAGCAATACCTAAAATAACTATAATTGTTGCGTATTTAAATACAGTTTTTGAGTTCATATGTCTATATTATGAATGTATATTATATTATGAAGAATATAATATGCTCTATGTATCGAAATAAATAAAAAATTCAATAATATATTTCGACTCGTTATACTTTATTTTTGAAGTGAAATTATGATTATTACTTTTACATATTTGTCTAATAATATTAGTAAAAGAATTATATGTTAATTTTCTATCCAAATAAAAATGTTTTGATGTATGATAATATTTCCTAAGCTCTTCTATAAATTCTTTTTGATATTCATGAAATAACATTTTTTTATAAGAATCAATATTTACTAAATAATAATTTTCATATTTTATACAAAATTTATCTAATAGATTATATAAATATTGAATCGGTACTTGTAATTTAAATATTTGATTCAACATATAAGTATTGATTTATTTATTTATATGATTAAGATATATTCCTAAATAATCATGATATATATTATCGCAATTTATTAAGTAAAACATAAATGTAAAATATCGTTTGTAAAAAGTGCTAATTCAATCGAATCTTCATGTATTTTGTTTGTTATAGTGATATATTCACATAAATATGGAATAATTTTATATTTTGTCATTTCATCCAAAGATTGTGTTTGCTTTAAAAATATGAAAAAATAATCTAAAATGTCTATAACAGAATATCCTTGACAATATACTAAATATAATTCTTCAATACTTTTCTGAAGGTTCCCATTTTTTAGATAATTTATGTATATTTCAAAATTTCGAAAGCATACATTCGAAAAAAGTTTCATACATAATTCTATATTTACAGGTTCTCCTAAAATAAAAATTTTTTCCAAACAATTTATTAAAAGTCGAAAAGATCCATCGCACATTTCTAAAATATATTTTTTAGAAGTTTCATCTATCACTATCTTCTCATTTTCAATTATCTTTTCCATTAATTGTTTGATCTGTGCAATGTTAGGTTTTGATAATTTTAAAATATGTGTTCGCGACTGAATACTTTCTATAACTTTTTGTACATTAGTACATACTGATATAAAATGAATATTGTGTTTATATTTATCTATATAATTTCTGAAAACCTGTTGACTTTGTTCATTTATAGTATCAATATCATCTATAATAACTATTTTCTTTTTACCAAAAATATTTGACTGTGATTGACAAAATGTTTTCATTTCATTTCGAAAATAATGAATACCCTGTTCCTTCAAATTATTAATAAATAAAATATTTGTTTCTGGTACTGAACTTGTTTTAGATAAATTATAATATTCTCGTATTATGGCATTTAAAAGAGTGGTTTTTCCTGAACCATTAGAACCAATAAACAATATATTTAAATCATCTATTTCAAACAAAGTATTTATAATATTTGATGTACGTTCTTCTAAATAAAAATCTTTTAGTGTGTATGGTTTATATTTTGACAAAATTGTTTCACCGTTATTCATTGTTTTTTGTATTTATGTATTTATTCTTATTTCTCTATATGTTTGAATTATTGTATTTTTTTTTTGAATATTTGCGATAAAAATTATATATAAAAAGCTACATTATTTATATATAAATTCTTACCTTTATGGATAATTATTATAACCTATTAAATATTTCACAAGATGCATCTTCTGAACAAATCAAAAAAGCATATAGATCATTAAGTATGCAATATCATCCTGATAGAAATACAACATCTGATCCTTCTATTTATCAGAAAATTAACGAAGCTTATGAAATTCTTGGAGATGATTTAAAAAAGAAACAATATGACATGCAAATTAAATTCGGATTTATTGGAGGAAGTGGTTCTATACAAGATGAATTAAATGATATTAATAATATTATAAATATGATGTTTGGAGGTTCAGGCGGTCCTGTTCCTCCATGTCCTACATTTGTAAATGCTAGAACAAATGAACCACCAGCAGCATTCATGAATTTATTTGGAGGTCTAGGTATTGATCCAAATGCACAACAAATGCCAAATATAAAAATATTTCATACAAACGGATTCTCACCATTTACTAATAAACAAGAATTCACACAACCTATATTTATAGAAAAACCAGAACCAGTTGAAGTCGTTGTTACAGTTAATTTGTATGAAGTTTATCATGGATGTATTAAAGAAATTCAATATGAAAGAACTGTAAAAGGTAATTATAGTAATAGTGTAGAACTTATGAAAATGGATGTCACTATATTTCCGGGTGTTAATAATGAACATGTATATGTTTTTGAAAAAAAAGGTGATGAAGTAAGTTCTGATGTTATTGGTGATCTAAATGTAATAGTAGAAACTGAAAAAGATAGTTTGTATGAAAAATGTGGATTAGATTTAATATATAAAAAACATATTTCATTAAAAGAATCATTATGTGGATTTTCATTCGATTTAAAGCATTTGAGTCATAAAATATTAAAAATAAACAATCAAAATAAACATTCGATTGTAAAACCAGATGATAAAAAAACAATACCTAATTATGGGTTTATAAAAGAAAATCAAACAGGTAATCTTATAATTGAATTTTCAATAGAATTTCCTAAATCATTAACTACACAAAAAATTGAATTATTAAAAGATATATTGTAAAAAAATGTAAAAAAATGTAAAATATGCATTATTTATTATAATGTATATTTTACTAAAAGTTATAACTAAAACTATACATATTAAGCAGAAATACGTTTTGTTGGAATTTCTACATCCACAATATAGATTGAGTTTTCTGTCATAATAATATATTCTTTGCCTACTTTGAAAATTTTTGCAATTGGACTTGTGTATTCATCTTCACTTTTAACCAATAACTTTTCTTTAGTCTCTTTTACACCAATAATAACGGTTTTATCTAAAGAGTTTGTCCAATAATCCATCATTACTGGTTTATCTTCTACAATTCCTAATTTAATAGCGTGTTGTAGTGTTGTATTTTCAGGCAATCTATATCCATTAGGAGTAGAAAGATTGTTTTCAGGAGCAGTGGCAGATCCTTGAGGTTGTTGTTGAGAAATAATAGCTGACATTTTATTATGTAATTATAAAATTATATTCAATTTTTACTTTAAATCATTAAAACCCTTAATTAATATTTTTATATGATAAATTCTATAAATTTTCATTAAATTTAATTATTAAATAATCGACACATGTTTTCAGCTTCTTTATTTACTTCGTTTCTAATAAATAACTTATCGATATTTGTATCATCTCTAAATCTTATTGTATAGTTTTGTTGTATATGTCCTCTACCAATTCTTCCTAAACATTGTAAAGTTTTTTCTTTTGTCATATCTTGTAAGTCTTTTCCTAAATATCCATGACAGAAACTATAATTTGTTCCATATATGTAATCACTTGAAGCTACTATCATATACAAATCTTGATTAGATGCCATCGTTTTCATTATTTCTAAATATTTGGGATGAACATTTTCTATAAATAATCCAATTCCTAACAATAATAATACTTTCAAATAATTTTCAATTTCTAATGACATAACTTGTTTTACAAACTTCTCTTCTATTGTAGGAACAAATGCTTCCTTAAAATTTATTTTATTTGGATTCCATTTATTTTGATGAGGAATCGTATTGGGAATGTATAAAGGATCAATATTGATATATTTGATTTGTTCTCTTAATATGTCTAAATCTTTATAAATTTTCTGAACTTGAGGGGATTTCTTATCAATATCATATGATTCTTTTTTTTCACTTTCAGTTTTATTTTCTAAATCTTCTAAAGTTTTTTCAATACTATCTATTTGTTCAGCTAATTTGTTATTTTTTAATATTTTACTCATCAATTCTTGAAAAACAGAATTTGGAATAGAACTCTGTTGTATATAAAATTTACCAATTTTAGCTACATCTTCACATAAGAATATTGTTGGACCATCCGTTAATGTATAAGCATCTTCAGTTGTTGCTAAAATACCTGTTCTAGGTGTCTTTGATATTTTATCTTTAGATTCTATAACACTATGTGTCCTTTTTAAATTACCACCTCCTGAATTAGTAATAATGTCTAAACTCTGTGATTTTGTTATTTTAGGTATTTTTGAAAAATACTCTTTTGTTAATTTAGAAACATTTGGATATATTTCCTTCCACAATTCTTGTGAAATATTTTGTAATATAATCAAATAATATTCTTTAATAGAATTCATAGTAATTTCATCAATACAACTCCAATAATTTGAAATTTTTAAACTTTCGGTTAAATAGTTTGATCTATTCATAAACAATATAAATTGTTGAATTTCATATAAATCGAAATAACGTAATAGTGTTTTATTTTTCATACAAGTATCAATACATCTTGATAAATCTGCATAGTCTTCATAAGTATTGTGAGGCAACATAGCAATTCCAAATTTATTGATAATAGGAATAGACTTCTTGAAATCATAACTCAATATATTATGAATTTCAGCTAAAGGAAACTTATCATGAAAATCCACTATAGTTGGTATAATATCAGATGGATCTGGTAAAGTTGCACAAGATAATACTATATTTGGAATAATATTTTTTTTCCAATTTTCATGTATTACTTCGTGAATTTCATGAGTATCATAATCCAAAGTTATTGTTGGTTCATCCCAATATGTTATTAATTGTGAAGAATCATTAAATGCTAACATGTAATGCATCGAAGTTATATACGACTTAACATCACAAATAATGATTTCTACTTTTTCGCCTTTTTCATTATTTACTTTTCTTATACCACCCGTTCGTTTATCTCTTGTATAATCTGATGCAGCGAAATAATGTAATCTAATATCACTTGCTGTTTCACAACCAAATGCAAATGCAATTTTTTTACCCATCGATATTGCTGATTTTGCTAAAGCTAAACCAATATGTCGAGCTGCACATACAAATATTACTTTATACTCTGTACATAATCCAATTGGTGTTAAAGTTTTTCCTGTACCAGTAGGAGCTTTATAAAACACCAAATTTGCAGATTTTTCACCTTTTCTCTTATTTTGACGAAATATTGAATAAATCTCTTTTTGGTGACTATATAATTCTTTATCTGAATACATCAATAATGTTTTATTCTTTTCTATAAATTCATAAGAATGTTCAATAATATCTAACAAGTCTATTTGACTATTTGCATGACCAATCATTTTATCAACAAAATCTAATACATAGGGATTAATATCCAATATCGAATTTTTTCTTAACATAATAAGTGTATAAAGATATAAAGAATATTTGGATTTACCATCTTTAATGTATTTACATAGTTTTGTAGTAAAAGTCAATAACAAAAATTCATATAAGTCATCAGAATTTTGTAATATATTTGACTCCATATTTTGAATTCTTACAATATCTATACTCTTCATCTTCTTTATTGAAGTACTTCTTTGTAATTCAGTTCGTTCTCCCATATGCTCTCCGTATTTTTTCCAAATTTTACTTATTATTGGTTCAAAATATTTATCATACAAGAACTTTTCATTTTCTGGTGTTTTCTCTGTTTTTAAAAATTCGATCATCGAAATATTTTTATTTTGTTTTACATTAGGATTTTCATATCCTTGTATAATCATATTTAAAACGTCTTTTTCCAAATCATAAATAGGAACTTCAATACTATCCCATTCAGCACGCGTTAATTTATTTTGTTTGAGATCCATTTATTAATTATATACTACTATGCCAAATATGTATTATATTATTTTATAATCAATTTTTTAATCTTATAAATCAAAACTAATCATTATCAAAACGTAATTCATTCATAAAAGTATTGATTTCTTCTTCAATTTCTTGATCAATTTCTTCTTCAATTTCTCGGTCCATTTCTCGTTCCATTTCAGTATATTCTTCATCACTATCATCTATTACTACAGTTACATTATCATTTTCATCATTTTCATCATTTTCATCACTTTCATTATTTATAGTATTTATGTCAGATAAACTTTCTAGTTGTGAAGAATTATTTCTATTTCTGAAAATTGTATTTCTTCGCGATACTCTAACATTATTTATGGAATAATGCCGCGTTAATCTTGGTAAAAAATTATTGGAAGTTGGTAATAAATCATTTGTTATAGAATTAACATAAACTTCATCGTGATTACTCATAAAGTCATGTATACTTAATGAATTAAATGGGGGAATATCATCATTATATGTTATAATCTTTGTTTTTGGTTTAAATGGATTATCTTTGTTAACTACAAGGTTTACACGCTTTCTACCGAAATTTGGATTATACTCGATTAAATAAGATAATTTTACATGTAATCTCATGCATAATTCTAAACGTGTTCTCATATTATTATTATTAATTGATTCGTAATATAAACTAATGTAATTCTTCATTTTATTAAACAAAATTTCTTTGGGAAATGAACTGCAAATATGAATACGTTTTATTCTATGATATTTCAACATTTCATTCACAATGTGAATTACATTTGATTTACTAATGTTATTTGTATAATTTTTTACATGTATTTCTTTAATTAATGAGTCATTCTCATTCGAAAATTTTGCAATATCAAAATTACACAGAAAAAAACGATAAAACAATATTGGTATAGTATAATCACTTTCACGTATTTTAAAATATATATAATACAATTGTGATTTATATAATGGAATATTTGTGTATGGATTCTTACACGATAATGGAGATGGAAAAGAGTATGGTGAATTCGATAAATTTTCGTTCATAGATTTCATTAATTCTTTTAATGGAAATAAATATTTCCATTTGTTCTGTAGAATAACTATTACATTTTTCTTAGACTCATCTATTGGGTTTAAATATAAATCCTCTTTATTATAAATATTCGCATGCTTGTATCTCCATATACGTGCAAACTTTGAAATATTCCAATATGTTTTTTGTACACATGAAAATATATCCATTAAAGAATCACGTCTATCAATATTTATTTCATCATTTTCTAATAAATTTTTCAAATTTTCATGTTTTGTATTATGATTATTTCCAAAAAAATATTTTAATATTTCATTTGTGTCAAACGTAAATCCTAAAAAAGATTTAGATTTATCCTTATAAATTATAACATTTTTATAGTATTGATCCATCTCATTATAATAGTATGCAAATGTTTATATTTTTTATCACAAAACTATTAAATAATTATTAATATTCTTTATTATAACTAATGAACATTTTTAAATGGTTTACCGATTATCCAAACAAAATTGGATTTGAAGATATTAAAAATATCATAACGAATAATAAAACAATATTAATTAATACTCTACCATCGAATGATCAATCATGTTTGATACAATCAACTATTTTATGTGATAATGAAGAAAAAATTATTAATGAATTAATGAAAAAAAAAGATTATATTGATACATACCTTATCATATATGGTAAGAATGCATCTGATAATACTCCATATGATAAGTACTCACAATTAAAAAGTATTGGGTTCTCAAACATTTATATTTATAGTGGTGGTTTATTCGAATGGTTATTACTACAAGATATATATGGATCTTCCGAATTCCCTACTACAAAACAACAATTAGATATTTTGAAATATAAAGAACCCAAGTTATTATTTTAAGAATTTGGTTCTCAAATCCTATTTTGGTTCTCAAATTTCTAAAAATGAAAACCCTTCAAGAAAATGCCTGAAAATATTTAGGCATTTTATTTCTACTTTTTTCACACAAATCTATTTTAAATATTTGAGAACCTAAATAGTATTTGAGAACCAAAATCTTAAAAATGAAAACCCTTCAAGAAAATGCCTGAAAATATTTAGGCATTTTATTTCTACTTTTTTCACACAAATCTATTTTAAATATTTGAGAACCTAAATAGTATTTGAGAACCAAAATCTTAAAAATGAAAACCCTTCAAGAAAATGCCTGAAAATATTTAGGCATTTTATTTCTACTTTTTTTCACACAAAATTATTTTAAGAATTTGAGAACCAAAATAGGATTTGAGAACCTATTTGGAAGAATTTAGGAACTTTGGTTCTCAAATCCTATTTTGGTTCTCAAATTCTTAAAAATGAAAACCCTTCAAGAAAATGTCTGAAAATATTTAGGCATTTTATTTCTACTTTTTTTCACACAAAATTATTTTAAGAATTTGAGAACCTAATTAGTATTTGAGAACCTAATCATCAAAATTCATACAAAATATATTAAAAATACAATCAGTAAAAAATGAACAAACGTTTTCAGTTTCTTCAGTTTCTTCTGTTTTTTTAATGCCTAAAATATAAGTTCTTAATAAAGATGAAACGTCTTTATTTTTTACAATCAATCTACCGTTTACAATAACAAAAAACAATTCAATAGATTTAGTGTAATCTATTAAATTATTCTTTAAAAAATCCATATCAAGAATATCGGTACTTGGTTCATTATATCTTAAAGCATAAAATATGAATATAATAACAAAATAAATATCAGATGAATTTAGATCATGATATTTGTATTTACTTTTTATTATTTTGCATGATTTTTCTATAAATACTCTATCTGTGTCTTTAGAAAAAAGTTCATATTGATTAATAACATAATCACTTTTTTTAATAAGGGTTATATAATTAATATTATTGTAATCAATTTTGGATATTTCTGATATTTCGGGAGTTTCAGATTTATATGAATAAATTTGTATAATAATTTTGTTTTTTTTTTGAAAAATATTTTTTTTATATCTTTTTAAATTTTCGACAATAGTTTTTAGCATATATATTTTGAATATTCTTTCTATTGATAAAATGAGTTCTATGTCATCACCAATAGACATATGATTTATATAAATATATTTAGAGTATTTTGTATATTTATAGATTCATCATTTTATACATTTTTAATATACGATTTTTAGAAGATATATGTGATGTAAGGTCGCTTGGATGTAAAGTACTATTATTTTCTGTAGGATAAATAAACATGGGATATTTATAAGCATACGTTCTCAAACATTTAAATAAATAATGATCAGCTTCATGAGTGTGATAATTTCTTAATTTATATTGTTTTGTATTTTCATCATAATGTTCTTTTATCAATTTTTGCGCAGCCTTTTTATTTATGATATACGAAGTTAAACAAGCAATATTTCCATATTGATTTGCTTTTTCAAAGTTAGAATTTAATGTATAATCTTTTTTAAGGACTTTAGTGGTATTATAACACAATTGTATCATTTCCCAATTATATGGAGCACGTGCAATAATTTCTTGTACGGATTTATTCCAATAAGGTTTGAATTCTAATGTAGCATCATCTTCCATTATGAGTGCTGTTTCATGTTGAGAATTAGAGAATTTTCTAATAGCTTCTAAATGTGATAACAAACAAGCGTATTCTACCTTTGTATTATGAATTTCATTTGTTTGAAGTTTTTCAAATACTGGATAAGACTTACCATCAATAGCATTAATTCGTTTTATATTGTCTGTTTTAGACAATTTATTAAATGCATCATCTTGAAACATTTTAATCATACGTTCGCGTCTTTCTGGAGATCTTTCTAAATTAATCCAATAAATGGAATCAATACCATCCAAAAACTCATGTTTATAAATTGAATATGAATCAAATCCATAGTATTTGTAAAATATTACTATAAAACATAAAAAACAAAGACCATAATATAAATTGTATTGACATACACATAACAACGATGTTAATATTACAAGTTTACCCATGAGTGTGTTCATAAAAAATACTATACTATTTTTTTCATAGGCAAATAATATAATGAATATAAATATTAATAAAAAAATAGCGGTTTGATACATATTTAACATATTGTGTTAACTATACTTATTATATAATTATACACATTAAATACCTGACAAATTTTTTTATAAATTTTCTAACCATTCTTTTATCGTTGTTTCATCATTAATATCAATATTTATATTATTAGAATCCATTATTTCGTAATGTTCTTTTTTGGATGTATTTTTTAACCATTCTAAATGGTAGTCATGACATTTTTCTAAATAGTCCAAAGGAATATTTTCTTCACCAACACGTCCACGTTCTTTGATACGGGTTTTACAAACTTCTGGTTCTACATTCATAAATAATACTTTATCAATTGGAAATTCCAATTTGGAAGTTTCATATAAATGACGGTATATTTGATAACTCATATTATCTATTAAAGAATCATCATATAGCATTTTCGCAAATATATTAGAATCTGATTCTAAAGACCTTTCACAAAATATTATATCGCAATTCGGATTTTCGTTTATTATTCTTTTGTATTCGGTAAGACGTGTATTAAATACAAGTATTTGAAATGGAAAAGCAAATGTTTTGGAATCTCTATAAAATGCTTGTAATATTGTTTCATCTGTTTCAGTATTTTTAACCTTTGTCCAAATATCAACCGGTTCTCGTAATACTTTTATTTTCTTTTTGAAAACATTATTGTTTACTATTTCTTCTATTTTGTTGACAAGTGTGGTCTTTCCAGACCCAATATTTCCTTCTATTGATATAGTAATAGGTGCCATGTGTGTATTATAACTTTACTTCATAAATAAATTTATAATCAATTTTTTGAAGATACATTTCACTAAAATATCCGTTAATCTATAATAAACCAAGTTTTAATGACATTATAATTTATTACAAATAGTTCAGGATCTTTATCAAAATTAGATATAAAAAAATGATATTTATTATCTTTTATAAAGAATCCAGTACAAAATTCTATACTAAATCCATGAAAATAAAAACATTTACTATACTTGATTGGTTTATATGTGTTTGAATCTAATAAAACCATCATATGATAATAATTACGTGGATATCCTTCGTCGCTAAAATGAACCACACCTAATAATCCTTCATTATTTTGTTGAAAAATAGTTGAACCTCGTGCACGGTTTAATAAAGGATGATCGTTTTCATATGTATAAACAATTTGAAGTTGATTATCCACTATTTTTCCAATTTTCATAGGATTCCAGCTATAAATATAATATTGTGTTTGATCTACATTATGATATGGTAAAGGAATCCAGTTTTTTTCACATCTAATACATCCTTCAGGTGATTTTATAATACACATGTTATTCATAGTTTGTGATTCAAAATCATAGTTACCAATAATCATCGAATTTGTACCTGTTTGTGAATAATTTACATTTGTACATATAAATTTTAATGTTTCGTTTTCACTAATAAATAGACGAACATCCTCTAATCCATATATTGATCCACCATTACATACTAAATCTGATTTTAAATTCATAAAAAATGTATCATCAATATTTTCTAGATTATCTTTTAATAAACAGCAGTTGTTTTCAGTATATAAATGCTTCTTTGGATGATAAATGATATAATAACCTTGAGGAGTTAAATTATAATTAACAAATCGTGTGTTTAATATATAATTATTTTTATATTCTATAAATGAACACGAACTTGGAAAATAACCAGGTTTATCTTCAAACATATAATTTTTATATGTTGCTTTTTCATCCAAATTGTATATGAAATATTTTGATGGTATTTCCAAAATTCGTCTATTGTGATCACTGTCATACCATATTGGTTTCCATTCATACTTATATTCTAAATATGCCCAAAAATTTACTTCCCACACCAATTTATTATATTCTCTAATAAATTTTGGCAAATATTCAGTATGTAATTTATAAAATTCCTTTATTGCATTTGTATTACCCACAAAAAAACTCCCACAAAATCTCCAACTTATATGATCTAAAATATAGTTCATATTTTCCAGTTTTGACCAACAACCAGGAATAATTATAGAATCAATATTGGAATTCATGTATGATATTTGTTTAAGATATTTTTGTACATATTTCTTTTCATCTCCATCTTTAACCATATGCATCATACTAAAATCAATCCATGCAAAATTTTCTGTATGAAAAGGATTGTCTTTTAATGCAATATCTATAAAATCCAATTTGGAAAACATTAAAGAAATATAATCAATATTATCTTTTTCTATGTTTCTTTGATCTGGTAATGTTAGAATATTTTCATATTGAATGCATTTTGAATACAAAGGTAAATCTTTATATGATCCTAATAAACTTAAAATTTTTATATTTGTGTATCCGTTTTCTTTTATAAAATTCTCTAATAAAATTTGTGATTTATTACAAGCATAAACGTAAAGTAAAATATCACTATTTGCCAAGTATGCAAATTGTTGTAGTCTTTCTTCTAATGTAAAACGAACCGTTTTATCGTATAAATCAACTAAACAACTAACAAACGTAGTCGTTTTTTTATTTTCAATATTCAAAGACCGTTCAATTACCTTTTTAATAATTTCACATTCTTCAAAAGTATGAACATCTGTTGTATTTTCTATTAAAAATTCACCTGCATCCATAATATGTGGTCGCATATATACTTTAAATATTTGAGAACCATTCTTGAGTGTTTCATACAATTCTAATTTTGAATTTGGTTGATTAGGATCTTTTATTATTATAAAATAAACATTTTTCATAATATTATTACCAAAATTACAGATGAAAGAATCAAAACTATGAATTTCATCTACTTCTTTAGAAATATCATCAATACATATCATAGGACTTATATACACACCCATTTTGTATGAATTATTATATATGAATTTTTGAAATCGTTCAATACATCTTACGTAATAATCATAATCATCTTTCATAAATAAATTTTTGTGATTAAATGCTAAGTTTGCCTCATATGTGTGATCTGAATTGAAAATAGATTGATATTTTTTATTATATATAATAGTTTCATTACACACAATATAGTTCATACTATTTATCATATCATAAGTTTTTGTATGTCGATATTCATAATTTTCGGTATTAATAAATTCTTTAAATCCATCAATAATACATTCTTTTATTACATTCAAACGTGATATATTCCAATCAAAAGGATAACTTTCGTGTTTTAATCCTATGGATTTTAATAAACCACTTGTTGTACATCTATAACCCAAAGAAAAACATTCATAATGAGTTTGGTTCATTTGTAAATAATTACATAAATATTCGATAATTGTTTATTATGTTTTTGTATAGAGTTATTAATGAATATTTTATAGATTTTCTCATTTAAAACCCTCATTTTATAAACCGATAATTCAATTATTATATTTTTGTATTTGTAATGTATTTATACTCAAAAAATTGATTGATTTTTATAAAATAAAACAACTAATATCAATCAATCAATAATAATGACTTATACTCGTGCCCTTATTTTCGACGTAGAAACTACTGGACTTTTGCCAAGAAAATTTGATATAAGAAATTTAAAACTATATCCGATAAAAAATTTACCATATGTTATTCAATTGAGTTATATGGTCTATGATTTCTCTTTGGATAAGATAGTCGAATCATACAATGCATATGTTAAAATACCTATAGAAATTCCTGAGGAAATCACTAAATTGACAGGTATAAGTAAAGAAAAATGTCAAACAATTGGAATTGAAATGAAAGACATCTTGGATAAATTTCATCAAGCGTATATTCATTCTGATTGTATTATTGCTCATAATATGATGTTTGATAGAAATATGCTATTGATTGAATTGCAAAGAAATCGTGAAAATTTTGGAAATTTAGATATTTTCAAAATGTTTGACAATTCTTATAATGAAACTTTTAACATTTCATTAATATGTACTATGCATATGTCCAAAGAATTTTGCAACATAGAAAAAGAAAATAGTCTTGGAAAGTATATTAAATTTCCTACACTAACCGAATTACATGAAAAGTTATTTAACGAAACACCAAAAAATATGCACAATTCTCTGATGGATATATTCATATGTTTGAAGTGTTACTTAAAGCTACAACATAATATTGCTATTTCGGAAGAGTATTTTTGGAAAGTTTATCAAGAAGTACAATATGGAGTATAATAAATCAAAATTACGGTGTTTCTATTATTCATACATCGGATTTGTTTGATAATCTGATTCTATATCATTATCTACAATACTTTCAACCAGTTTTGATCTACTTTTAGTTTTTCTTAGAGAAATAATTAAAATATATACTACTAACATACTTACACCTCCTATACCCATGAGTAATACACCAACTTCTCGTTTACTTAACATTTAACATATAACGAATATTGGCTTTAATTAATTTAAACAATTAATAAATAAAAAAATTGACCTATTTTTTACTTATATCACAGTAAAATATAAATAATGATGTTTCCTTTATTGGTTTTATATAGTTTTGACGTGGTGTTTATTGGATGGGCTACATTACAAATACTTGAATTGAGTTGTAATCAAGGAAATCAATCAAGAAGACAAAATAATAATACATTTTGGCAAAATTCACACGAATACGACTTTCCTTCCTATGAATGGTAAATAATATAAAGATTAGTTTCTATAAAATCATACACTATTTATTAGTATGATTATTGAAGTATTTTGTTCAGCAATTGTCGCTTGTATTTCTTCTGTATATGCAAGTAAAAAATATGAAACAAATATTAATAAAAAACATTTGGTTCACCCTTATAGAACAATTTCAAGAATTATATAAAAATATGGAATTATTCTTGTTTGAGTTTATTATCAAAATAGTATTTTGGTTTTGTGCAAATACGAACGTGGCAATAAGGTACGCCTAACCCGCTGGTGCTTACCCAAATTTTATCGAATTTCTTCATCATTTTTTTGGTTTCATTTGCGACTTTTTTCCAAAAGTATATTTGTTGGATTTCATCTGCGTTGTCGATAAAATCCTTTATTGTAGGAAAATTTTTTCCTTTCATCGGCATGGGTATAACAAGTATGGTATCTCCGCTAAGATTTGGAAAAGATGTCGCATATTTTGTTTTGGATTTAACGATGTGATCGTGAAAGCTGGTTGTATTTTGGATACTGGGTAGAGATTTTTCACCCTTGAATTTTTGATAAAAATAACAATTTCCGTTGTTTTTTATAACACTAGTGTTCCACATAAACCTATATTTTAGTATTTTGGGGTAAGAATGAACTTTACCGGATTCCCAGTTTTCTAATATATCGTTCCACTTAATCATATAATTTATAAATAACTTATATAAAAAATTGATCGCCTTTTTTTATTATAAATTAGAGTCATTAAATCAAAAGACACAGTCTTAAACGAAGTAGCCTTGCTTAAACGAAGTAGCCTTGCTTAAACGAAGTAGCCTTGCTTAAACGAAGTAACCATGTTTAAAATGAATAATTCAATTTATTTATATAATATTATTAAGATACCTAAAATCAATTGTTCTCAGTATCTAGAAATATATAAATCAACTGTTTGTAATTTTAAGCCATATAATCATAGATATGTGCATCATTATAATGCAAGTTATATGTCATATGATGATGATAACCACAGTCAAAGGTGATAAATCGTAAATAATATTTATAAAATTATAAAAATTATTTCTTTGTTTGTTTCTTTGTTTGTTTTGTTTTGTCTGTTTTTTCTTTTTTATCAGATTTCCGATTTGATAATATAAGTTTATTGATATAGTTTTTGAAATATCTAAATGTCATCGAAATATATCCTAAAATTTCTACAACAATTAAAATCAAAAATAAATATTTGATCCATTCATAAATTTCAACACGGAAATATCCAATGTAAATCAAAATAAGACCGAAATAAGATATATCTATGGAAATTCCATTCAAAAAAGTATAAATAATGAATAAACAAATTCCTAAATATAAAAATAATTTATGAAAATCCAAATCTGAAAAATACCTGGATAAAAATTCAAACATCTATATATTATGTCAAATAGATTATACATTACGCTGAACACATTTCACAAATTTCATCTTCTTCGTTATCATGTTTAGCTTTTTCAGGCTCAATAGTAAATTGTTGTGCTTGATGGCGTCCTCTACGACGTAAATAATAAATACCAGTTTTTAAACCTTTAGACCACGAATGGAAATGCATAGATGTAAGTGTATTATAATTAGGATCTTCTAACCATAGATTCAAACTTTGTGATTGACAAATATATACTCCTCTATCTGCTGCCATATCAATTAATTCACGCATAGGTATTTCCCAAACAGTTTTATATTTATCACGTATTTCTTGTGGAACAATTTCTAATTGCTGAATAGATCCATTATTTGCAATAATATTGTTTTTAATATCGTCATTCCATAAGTCTAACTTTATTAAATCCATCATCATATATTTATTTGCTAGTACAAATTCACCTGCACTTGTTCTACGAGAATATATATTACTTGTGATTGGTTCGATACATTCATTAAATCCCAAAATCTGAGAGGTTGATGCCGTGGGCATAGGAGCAACTAATAATGAATTTCTAATACCATAATTCTTTATTTTATTTTTCATATCATCCCAATCATAGAATTCATTATTTTGTGTATGTTGTTCCCACATATCAAATTGTAAAATACCTTTACTAGCTGGAGAATCTACAAAAGATCCATAAATACCGTCTTTTTGAGCTAATTCACAAGAACTTTCTAATGCACCATGATAAATTGTTTCAAAAATTCTCTTATTAATTGCTTTTGCTTTCATACTATAAAATGGAATATCCAACATAATAAATACATCTGCTAAACCTTGTACACCTAAACCAATTGGTCTATGACGCATATTACTTATTCGTGTTTTTTCTGTAGGATAAAAATTAACATCTATTACTTTATTTAAATTATATGTAATAACTTTTACAACATCATGTAATTTTTCATAATCAAAAATAGATTTTGAAGCATCAATAAATGTAGGTAATGCAATAGATGCTAAATTACAAACAGCAGTTTCATTATCATCGCTATATTCAACAATTTCTGTACATAAATTTGAACTCTTAATCACGCCAACATTTTTTTGATTTGATTTTCTATTACACGCGTCTTTAAACAACATATATGGTGTTCCAGTTTCCATTTGAGCATCCAACATATGAAACCATAATTCACGAGCTTTTACAGTTCTTCTACCTTTATCATTTTTTTCATATTCTTCATATAATCGGTCAAATTCATCGCCATATACATCAGCCAGTCCAGGACATTCATCAGGACACATTAGTGTCCAATCTGCATTAGATTTTACACGTTTCATAAATAAATCTGGTATCCATAATGCATAAAATAAATCACGAGCTTTCATTTCTTCATCACCATGGTTTTTACGCATTTCCAAAAACATTTCAATATCTGCATGCCAAGGTTCCAAATAAATTGCAAATGAACCATTACGTCTTCCCCCTCCTTGATCAATGTATTTAGCTGTATTATTGAATACTTTTAACATAGGAACAATACCGTTAGATTTTCCATTAGTTCCACGGATATGTGAACCTGCAGCACGAACATTATGAATATGAAGACCTATTCCACCAGCCCATTTAGAAATATTTGCACAATCTTTAAGAGTATTATAAATACCATCAACACTATCTGATTCCATCGCTTGTAAAAAACAAGAAGATAGTTGAGGTTTAGGAGTACCAGCATTAAATAATGTTGGAGTTGCATGTGTAAAATATTTTTGAGACATTAAATCATATGTTTCTTTTACACGTTCCAAATCATTACCATGAATACCAATACTTACACGCATCCACATATGCTGAATACGTTCAACTATTACTCCATTTATTTTCATTAAATATGAACGTTCAAGTGTTTTAAAACCAAAATACTCAATTAGATAGTCACGATCATGACAAATCATATCTTCAATTTCTTGTGAATGTTCATTAACTACATTATACAAAACATCTGATATTAATGAATAATTACTATCATGGTAATCTCTAAAATCATGTAACTTTGACATAACATTACAAAATGATTCTTCTGTATTTTTTTGATGATTTGAAATAATAATACGACCTCCTAAAATATTGTAGTCTGGATGAGTTGAAGATAAAGATGCACACTGTTCAGCACTTAATTCATCTATTCTTGTTGTAGATATACCATCATATAATTGATCAATAACTTTCATCGCAAGAGTTGTATAATTTAATTTCAAATCCGCGTCTTTACCGATCCGTTTCATTCTTTGTAAAATTTTATCAAAAGATACTATTTCTAATTTTCCATTACGTTTCAATACATTCATTTCATCATTTAACTGTATTTTATTCATGTATGAGTTAATAGATAGTGGTGATGTCATATTTATAATATAAATTATACTAAAAATATAAAAAACGGTTTATATGCTTTTTTTTTATTTGAATATTATATAACTAATATGTCTAAATATTTCAATTTTTTGATTAAATCGTGTAGCTGTATTAATGCTGTTTTAAATACAGAGATTGATTCTAGTAACAATACTTTGGGTAGTATGGTAGACGATCTTGTAGAAGAAAAAGTTCAAATGTATTTAGAACATATTCTAGAAACTGTTGATCTTACTATACAACAATCTATAAAAAAAACAGAGGATTCGTTACCATTAATGAATTCTAAAGAAATTATTCAACAAGCAAAAGAAAAAATTAAAAAAGCTAAAGAAGATGTTTTATCTAAAGTTGAAGAAGTAAAAGATAAAGTCGAAGATTCAATCGAAGATGTTAAGGATAAAGTTGAAGATGCAATCGAAGATGTTAAGGATAAAGTTGAAGATGCAATCGAAGATGTCAAGGAAAAAGTTCAAGAAAAGGTAGAAGATGTGAAGGAAAAAGTTCAAGAAAAAGTAGAAGCTGTTAAAGACAAAGTAGAAGATGTCAATGAAAAAGTTCAAGACAAAGTAGAAGCTGTTAAAGACAAAGTAGAAGCTGTTAAGGATAAAGTTGAAGATGTCAAGGAAAAAGTTCAAGAAAAAGTAGAAGCTGTTAAAGATAAAGTTGAAGATGTGAAGGAAAAAGTAGAAGATGTTAAAGATGCAGTAAAAAAATAATTTTAGTTAAATTTAAGATATATGTTTGATAATATTAAGTTGTTTAGTAAAAACAAATCGTTCATGGTACATAGTACGTCTTTTAATATTACAAGACAAACACGCTATTTCAAGATTTCCATAATTATGTCCAAAATCATTATTAATACGTTCTAATGTCCATTGTTGTGGTTCTCTAACATATTCATAAAATAATTGAACATCATTTAAACAATAGAAACATTTTAAAGACGATTTTTTGAAAAGTTGAATTACTCCTGAAATATCTATAAATTGTTCTTTATCATATAATTTTTTTTCAATATCTTGAGATTTATAACTATAAATTTTTCGATGAATTTGTTGAATGAAAAACCTTTGATTTTCATTCAATTCTTCTATATTTTCTATATTTAGGTTCTCAAAAATATTATTAGATTCTTTGTTTAAATTATTCCATTTGGTAGTATGTGTAATTTTTCTCTTCAGTTTTTCCTTTTCAAAATTTATTTTTTTAGACTTATTTTTACCTTTTTTAGGAGGGTTTTCATCAAGATCAACGGTTATTAATTTAGTTGAACTCATATAAATTATATTTTATGTATGGATAATAATAGAGTTTATAATAATATATATTATTTAAATGAAATAGACATAATTTTAGAATATATATAAAGATTAATCGATCATATTATGTTTTCTCCTAAAAATGATGAAAACGAAAAACTAGAATCAATTGAAAAAGCAGAAAATAAGAAAGATAATGAAAGCTTTAGTAGTTATAGCAATTATAGTAAATATAAAACAGTATCTCATACAACATCAAACAAAGGAATAGAAATGGGAATGGAAGATTTAGAGAAGATGTTGGAAACAGAAAAAATAAACAATAAAAGTGAAAACTGGAATAAATTGGATAAAACACAAAAGATTCAAAAGTTGCATCAATATGCAGAAACATACGGTAAAGAAAAGGAATTGCCGGTGAATGATGTAAAATCTCTTAAACTATTTTTCAAAGATTCTTTGAATAAAAATAAATTACAAAAATCAAAAGATATTCAATATGATAAAGATAAAGGGTTAGTTTTGAATGTTCCATCTTTATTTTTTAATACAACAAATCGTTCATACACTTTAAAAAATATGGATCCAAAGCGAGTATCTACTGTAAAATGTTTACATAAGAATAAGAAAGAACCACCGATTGAATTAAACAAATAAATAAAAAATTGATTTATTTTCAAATAATTATAAATAAAGGATAATATTTATTTATAACAAGTATAATGGAAAATAGGGATGCGTATACTCAAACAATATCATATGAAGAATTATTGAATGAAATGTATGAATTATATGCGTGTAATAATAGTCGAATGAATTTGATGATAGATACAGAACTTAATTCTGAAAGTGAAAGTGAAGAAAATTTAGAAAGAAGTATTTTTGATAAATTAGATGAATATGATGTTGAAGAACTAAATCATACATCTGAATTATACATATTAGAATATATTGAAAATAATATATTATATTTTTCAAAAGGTAATTTTAATTCTGAGATCGCTACAAATGTTACATATATTTTATACCAATCATTATATGATAATGGAGTAATAAATGAAGAAGATTATGATGATTTGTATGAACATATTTACAGTATTTGTAATCATACATTATCTTATGTAGATATACCACATTATTTTGAAGACCATATTAAGAGTTCTTTAACAAAAAGTGTAAATAAGGAATTCATAGATAATTTACATAATTGTAAATTTCGAGTTCCAGAAAGTGTAAAAAAACAAAACTCTCATTTATCTGAATTAAAAGATGTAAAACAAAGAACAAATGAATGGTATGAATTGAGACATAACATTTTGACTGCTAGTAATATTTGGAAAACATTTTCAACAGACTCTCAAAGGAATAGCCTCATATATGAAAAATGTAGTCCATATATTCCAAAAAATACACAAAACAGTAATGTAAATACATCATCACCTTTACATTGGGGTGTTAAGTATGAGCCATTAACAATAATGTTGTATGAAGCTAAAAACAACACAAAAATAGATGAATTTGGATGTATTCAACATCCTGAATATGATTTTATAGGTGCTTCACCAGATGGTATAAATGTAAAAGAAGGTAATTTATTTGGTAGAATGGTTGAAATAAAAAATATTGTAAATCGAGAAATTACGGGTATGCCAAGTGAGGCATATTGGATACAAATGCAAATACAAATGGAATGTTGTAATATAGATTTATGTGATTTTATTGAAACACGATTCAAAGAATATGAAACCGAAGAAGAATTTTATAATGAAACTAATAAAGAACTTAATCGTGGAATTATCTTACATTATATCGATAAAACATTAGAACAATCACAAACACCTCATTATGAGTATATGCCATTACATATTGAATTAGATAGAGAAACTATAAAAAAGTGGATCAAAGATAAAAACATGGAAAAAAGCGATTACATTTTATATGAAGTTAAGTATTGGTATTTAGATGAATATATGTGTGTGAGTGTTAGACGTAATCAACTGTGGTTCCAAGAAGCAATTCATAAAATTAAAGATATTTGGAATATTATTGGAAGTGAAAGAATAGAAGGTTATCAACATAGAGCACCTAAGAAGAAAATCAAACAGATTAAAAATGAAATTCATCAAGTAATTAAATTAGATACAGAACCATTATGTAATATTGTATTGGAAGATTGTGATGAACAATTAGAAAAAGAGATTATAACAAATAATAATGTTGTATAATTTTCGATTTAAATAAATGCTTCTGTAAGATTTGTATCACTAAGAACATCTCCATAATTTTGTTTTAAAAAATCTGCAAATTTTTTTCTTGAATGAATTCCACGATTTTCTAAAAACCACTTTCGTGGTTTATATTTAGAATCGGTATTTGTTATTTTATTTATTCCATTTGAAACATTTAATTCATTTGTGAAAAATTCTCCTGTTTCATCTGGTATTATGTTATGCCATCCACCTAAAATTTTTTCATTAACCAATACAGGCATATTATAACATAAAGCTTCAGTAATTACACGTGGAGACGCATCTGCAATATTTGGAACAAACAAAAACCTACATTTTTGCATTGTTTTTTGAAATTCTTTAAATTCCATAAATGGAACAAATTTAATTTTTTTTGAGCATAAGTCAGTTATTTTACAATTGGTTCGTCCAACAATTAATCCTGATAAATTGTGTTTTGAACACATAACTTTTAAACATTTTTTAGCAAGATCCCAATTGCGATTATAACTTTGCCATCCTGGTTTACATTTTTGATTGTCATCTAAACATACATACATAAAATCATATTCCTTTTTAATACTTTTATCTGGTGTATATGCATCTGTATCTTTCATATCTGCTTCTGTTAATTGTAATAAAGGTAATTTTGAATTTTTCATATTCGTTGATGGTTCTCTAGTACAATAAATCCAAGATGAAACCATCTTTAAATAATCGTGTTTTTTCTTTTCATGAAAACGATCTTCATATGGATTATATATTTTTTCTGGAAAGTTTAAATAACTTGAAATTCCAATAAAAGACAATCCATCAGATTTATATGTTTCGTATAATTTTTCGTGTTTTTCTTCTCTAAATGGAGCAGAAATAGCAATAATATTCAAATTCTCTCCTTTTCCATTTTTTACATTTTTAAATGGAAATTCTACATTAGGTATTTTTGAAAATCCTTCAATACATTTCTTAGATATGTAACTAAACAAGAATAAAGCTAATATTACTATTACTACCAATATTAATATTGTTCTAATTTGTGACCAGTTATTCTTCATTTATAATATTTAATGAAAAAAAAATATGCATATGTAATAATTATGGACGTATAATATCAAAATGAAAATCCAACATATTTACTTTTATGTTATGTTGGTCTAAAATATACTTAATATACTTTTCAGACACTATTCTACCATATTTTTTACGATATTGTTTTAATCCATTTATTCGTTTTCCATATATTATAGAATTTTCGTAGTTCATAATTGCAAATCTATCGTTATATCCCTCATAATGGTTTTCATTTGGAATATTTATTTTATCACTATTTGATAAAAAAGATTTTACAGGTAAGGGTGTTTTGATTGATACATCTGGACGTAAAAACATAATTAATTTGTATGAATTGCCTTTTGCAACTGAAGATTCTACCATTTGTATACTTCGTTTCTGAGATTCTAAAGAACATAAATGATTCAAAATCAACAAAGGAAACCATTCTCCATTTTCACAATCTCCTTTATCGTGAAAAAGTTGTGCGTCAAAGTAATCTTTAATACAAATAGAATTTTCAAAAATATCTTGATCATCTATTTGATAATAATCTGGTTGAATCGTTTTATAATCATTAATATCTATTGGGGTTTCAATATGGTCATTAAAAATTCTTTGTTTATTATTTGTATTCCATGTATGCATAAATGTTTGATAACTAATATTATTTTGTTTCAAGACAGAAAATATATGTTTTTTATGAGATCCATAAACACTTTTTAAAGATCTGGTCATTCCAAAATAAATAACTGCTAAATCATAATTCATTTATTTAAATATTTTAATTTATATTAATTAAATCTATTGTTTTATTTAATATTACGAATTTTTCAAGGTTGAAATGCGTTTAAACCTATACAAACCGGTTTATGATTCTTATGATCTTTACGTTGACAATATGTTCCACAGTAATATACATTTTTACAACCACCACATTTCCATAAGTAAAAATACTGGGATTTCGAATTTCCACAAAATTCGCATTTTTTGATAGGTTTAACAATTGTGTTAGGCATTATATCGAAAATATCTTTATTTAAATATTAATATAGGTTATAAATAATTAAAACATATCAATTTTTTAGACATTCATATGTTATTATTATATATATTATTAAAATGTCATCTATAGATTTTGTTTTAGATGTTATGTCTACAAGTGTTAGTATGAATACGTTGGCAACAATAGATGGTGTTTCTATTGATGTACTTGACGCAAGTGCTACTGCTATTTTTTATATTTCTGAAACTGATATACAAAATGTATTTAAAGCACAAACAGATTCAGAAGATTTAACCGATATTTCATCAACAGATATTAAGCATTTCATATTTATGGATAATTGGCCATATAACGTAACACTTAATCCGGTAAATGGAATGATGGATCAATTGAGTTCATCTAATCCTATATATGTAACAAATACACCAAATAAGATGCTATTAAAACATGATTTTATAAGATATTTAGCAAAAGATTTATTTAGTACTCACAAAGGTGTGGATTTATTTAATAATGAAAGAGAATTGGTCGAACATTTAAATGATTTAGGTAATAATTCTTTTCAAACAGATATTAGTGGTCTATTATGGAAATATTCTACAAATTCTACATATCCGGTTGGAAATGAATTAATAGTGGATCCAGTAACAGGATTAAAAGCAACAACAAATGATAATACAAGCGATGAAAACATATGTTGGGTATTATTGAATAAATTATTAGAAAGTGTTCCTGAAAGATTCAAAGATTTAGGTGCAGTAATTGATTCAAGTGGTGTATTTCCATTACCCATTTTAGAAGGTGATACTATAAATTTTTTATTTTCTATTACTCCTGCAGCTAATCAACATTTATTAACAGATGTTTCTGAAATAAGTACTAGAAGATATCAAATTAAACTTGTGGTTGATGATGGTTCAGGTATAAATACACTTCCTATTGATGTAAGTAGTACACTTTTAAGTTATTCAGGAAATATACAACCTGTTTTGGGAGGAATAACAAATGATCAATATCCATACATTTTAGATAATGAAACAATAGTGGAATCATTATACATAACAAGTGGTAGTGGAAATCTTGTGTTTGATAAAAATGTTGATATAACTGATATATTATTAGTTGGTGGTGGAGCAGGAGGATCTTCTGCAGGCGATGGTGGTGATGGTGGTGAAGTCGTTCATTATAATACATTAATATCAACTGGTTCAAACACATTAACATTTACTGTTTCTATTGGAGAGGGTGGTATATATGATTCTAGTGGTAATTCAACACTTTTAACATCAAATGTATTGAATCTATCTGCAGATGGTGGTGATGGATTATCAAAATCAAATGGAACTTTATTTACAAAAAATAATTTGTATTATGGTGGTTCTGGTGGGTATGTTGATGTAGATGCTAGTGGTGCTGCTTATGATGGATATTTAGGTGGAGGTGGTGGTGCTGGTGGTGCTGGTGCAGTATATGGAGTTATGGCAAGTGGTGATGGAGGATATGGTGGAGGAACTTCTACTGCTGTTCAAGGTGGTATTGGTGGTGATGGAGGTACAAATATTGGAGGTGGAAATAATAATGGATATATTGGAGGTACAGGAGCTTCAAGTTATGCAGGTGGTGGTGGAGGAGGTGGAGGTGGACCTCCTACTAGTAGTAGTAGACAAGGAGGAAGAGGTGGAAATGGAGGAGGTGGTGGTGATGGAAATACATATGGAACTAATGGAGGTTTAGGTATGAAATTAAGAGCTGGTGGTGGTAGTGGTGGTAATGGAGGTATTGGAACAGGTGGAGGTGGTGGTGCCGGTGGATTAGGTGGACAACAAGGTGACCATTATATTGTTGGAGATGCAGAAGATGGTAAAGGTGGTACTGGAGGTTCGGGTGTGTGTATTATCGTTTACAAGAAGTCTTCCTAAATTTTCTATTTTTTTTAAACTTTCTTGTTTTTCTTTTATGTGTTTTCTT